TTGATAGATTTCATTATTTCAGTTTTCAAAGAAACTCAAGTAAGTGCATGGATAATTATAGGTGTTTTAATACTTGGTTATTTATATCGTGAAGGAATACGTAACTTTTTTTCTGAAAAGTTACTAGAGAAACAAAAACTGCATGATGAGCAAAGAGATGTAAAACAAAATGAGTTTCAAGAGAAGCTATTGAAACAAAATGCTGAATTACAGAAAAGTGTATTAGCTGCTATTGAAAATCAGAAAAAAGAGATACAGAAAGAATTAAGTGATATCGATTATAAAAGGGATTACTATAAAAAAATAATAGACCACCGTATAGAGGCGTATGAAAAACTATCAATTTATCTGGATTCAGTTTGGACAATAAAACGTAGCTCTGCTTTAGAACCTGAAACGGAAATATATTCATGTTTTGAAAACGAGGAAGAATTGATAAAAGCTCGCCAGCTATTGCTTAGTTATTGTCCGGGAATTCATTGGTACTCCGAGGATGTGTATAGTAATTACTATAACTTAGCTAGATACTTAGTAGGTACACTAGATCTGTTAAATGGAACAAAAGAAGAAAAAACAGTCCAAGCGCAAAACCATTGTAGGGCTTTGAATAATCTTATTGCAGATACAATAAGACAGCTTAAAATTGCAATTGCAGAAGATAGGATTAGTTTTGATAAGGTTGAGGATTTTTTTTATAATCAAAAGCAGCAAATAGAAAGAGCTAAATAAACAAGAAGAAAAGCACTTATTTCGGGGAGTGCTTTTTTTATGCCCATTTGCAGGAGAATTTCATAGGTTCTTCCTGTGGATAACTTTCTTTGAGGGTCTTTCGAGCCCCGAAAAAGGTTTAGATTTAAAAATATTTTTTCCTATTTCCTTCTCTTTGTAGTAGACAGGCGGTGAAAATAGAAGTGGTAAAAATGCTGAAACGTGGCTCTGCAAGAGAGCTTGCCGAATTATTGGGCATCAGCGAACGACGTGTAAATCAGTTGGTAAATGAGGAAGTTTTGCATCGTGAAATAGAAGGAGACTTCGCTTTGACAATGGCAATAGCTTCGTTCTATGAAAATAAATATTCTAGTAAAGATGAAGATGATTATTGGTCTGAAAAAGCATTGCATGAAGCTGCAAAACGTAAATTAGCTGAACTTGAATTGGCAAAGCGACAAAATCTGTCACATGATGCGGCAGATGTCGAAAGAGTGATGACAGACATGTTATCTAAATTGCGGAGTCAACTTTTGGGCATACCAGCTAAGATGGCTGCTAGACTGGAAAATCAGAATAGAAGTGTTATTATGACGGAGCTTTCTAAAGAAATAAAGTCAAGGTTAACTGAGCTTAGCGATTATAATCCGGAGATATTTAGTAATGAAGAAGACAGTTGATCTTTTCAAAAAAATAGTAAAACAGTCATTGATGCCGTTATCAGATCAAACTGTATCCGAATGGGCTGATAGCTATAGGATGATATCTGGCGAAGCTGCTGCAGAGCCTGGGCGGTGGCGAACAGATCGTGCTCCATATCAAAAAGCCATTATGGATGCTTTTACTGAACCAGGCATAACTAGGGTGGTTGCAAAGACCGCATCTCAGGTTGGAAAGTCCGATATCATGAACAATGTTATTGGGCGGTTCGCACATCTGGCGCCCGCACCGATAATGATGATCCAACCAACTATCGAAACATCACAGGACTATAGTAAATCACGTATAGCGCCGATGATCAGAGATACAAAAGTATTGAGAGATATTTTTAAAGACGTAAAAAGCCGTGACGCCGGCAATACTATCCTTTCTAAACAATTCCCTGGCGGCAGACTTATAATGGCGGGTGCTAACAGTCCTGCCGGTCTTGCCAGTAAGCCGATAAAAATATTACTGGCAGACGAAGTTGACCGCTTTCCCAAAAGCGCCGGCACAGAAGGCGACCCGGTCAGCTTGGCTGCAAAACGTATGACGACCTTTTGGGATAGCGTCATGGGGCTATTCTCAACACCGACCAATGCTGGAGACAGTCGAATCGAAGATGAATATATAACAGGTACTCAGGAAGAGTGGCAGCATCAATGCCCAAAATGCAAAGAGTGGCATTTAGTCACGCATCGGGATATGCATCCTGACTACGACTGTTCTATTGATAAAAAGGGAACAAGGCAGGTTATCGTTAAGTCAGTTATTTGGCGTTGCCCAGATTGCGGGTTTGGGTTTACAGAAACTGAAATGCGGCAGGCCGCACAAAAATATATTGCACAGAACGCTTCGGCTCTCACTAAGGGGGTACGGAGCTTTTTTGTTAACTGTTTTGCATCACCTTGGGTGAACTGGTCAGATGTAATGCAGGAATGGTTGGAAGCACAGGGCGATCCAGAGCGTGAAAAAGTAGTTGTTAATACTCGTTTTGGAGAAGCATATGAGCGCAAAGGAAATTTTGAAAGCCATGAGCAGTTTATGCGCAGGCGTGAAAACTATGGCGCCGAGCTGCCGGAAGGCGTACTGCTTTTAACAGCGGCCGTTGACGTACAAGACAACAGGCTCGAGTATGAGATTTGTGGCTGGGGAATGGCTGAAGAATGTTGGGGAATAAAAAAGGGCACTATTTTGGGCGTGCCGGATACACCTAAAGTGTGGGATATGCTGGACGAACAGCTGGATAAGGAATATTGCTTTGCGTCAGGTAAGGGTCTTTTGGTAGCTAGGGCGTTTATCGATTCCGGCGGCCACTACACGAAAGAAGTTTATGCGTACTGTAAAAAACGATTTGCAAGGCAGCGTTTTGCTATAAAAGGTTCATCGACACCAGAAGTGCCGTTATTGCATAAGTACGCTAAGGTTAAAACCGTAAGGGGACATACGATACCGCTGGTAATGTTGGGCACAGATAGCGGCAAACAATATGTTATGGATCGGTTATCGATTGAAGAGCCTGGACCTAAATATTTTCATTTCCCGCTTGATAAGAGTGATAGCGTAACTGTACAGCTAACTCGTGGCTACGATGAATTTTATTTTAAAGGCCTTATATCTGAAACAAAAGAGCCTCGTCGGAAAAATGGAGTATTAGTATATCAGTGGGTAAATATAGCTAAAGATAAACGGAATGAGCCTTTGGATCTGCGGGTTTATAACCTCGCATGTATGTTAAGCGTAAATCCTGATTTCGAGGCTTTGGAAAAATTGATCAACAGCCCGAATGTAATCAAAGAACAATCGGTAAAGTCTAAACTGAAAAACAAGCCTAAATGCGGCTACGGCTGCATTAGAAAAAGTGTGAGGGGGGATTATTAGTGGCAAGTACGGTACGTAATGAACGGTTAAAGCAGTATTTATCTGCAGAACAGTCTATTTTGGTATCAGGGCAAAGCTACAGAATTGGCAATAGAACGCTGACGAGAGCTGATTTATCAGAAATAAGAAAAGAAATAAATGATCTTATTGCTGCAGGAGCGACTACGGATGAGGCAATGTATCCAAGAGGGCATCGAACAAAGCAAGTTATTATGCGGGATTAGGAGGATAGATGATGGTGAAACGTAAAAAAGTAATACCGGCTAAGGCCAGGCATCCTACTGAGGGAAATGAAAATAATAAAAAAATAATAATAGTGAACAGCGGCTATTCAGAAGGCGGCGCCAGTAGGACACGAAGTACTTTACGTGGCTATAATCCCTTGAAATCCAGTACTAAAGCAGATGTCGATGTAAATTTGGTAACTTTACGAAACCGCAGTGCAGATTTAGTATGTAACTCTCCGCTTGGTTCAAGTGCTATTAATACTTCGCGCAGCAATGTTATAGGCGCTGGTCTTAAAGTTTCGCCTAAAATAGATTATAGGTTGCTGGGATTGACTGCAGAGGAAGCTAAAGAGTGGCAGCGTCAGGCGTTTCGTGAATTTAACCTTTGGGCAAACAGCACGGCCTGTGATTTGTATCGAAAAAATAACTTTTTTGATATGCAGGATATTGCATATATGAGCTATCTTGTAGATGGTGACGGATGGGCAGCGATCAAGTATCGCAGGCCGGTGCCTGATAATCCGTATTGTTTGAGAGTACAACTTTTTGAGGCCAGTAGGGTCTGTAACCCAAACAGCAGTGGTTCGTATGGTTCTCCATCTTATTACGATGTTGAAATGACTAATAATAAAAACGGGAATCGTATTATCAACGGTATTGAAATAGATTCAGATGGGGCTGTTGTGGCTTATTGGGTCGCAAACAGGGTACCTTTTGATTTAAGTGATCCTGCCGCAGTTTTAAAGTGGCAGCGAGTGGAAGCATTTGGCAAGTTAAGTGGCCGGCCAAATATTTTGCAGATATCGCATGAAGAACGACCAGAGCAGTACAGAGGCGTACCAATATTGGCGCCGGTGATCGAGGTATTGAAGCAGGTCAGCCGCTATACTAATGCGGAGCTTACGGCTGCCATCATTAAATCGTTTTATACTTTGTTTTTTACGACTAATAATAATATTGATGATATGAATGATGTTCTAAGTTCAACTTATGGTCAAGCGGAAGTCGTAACACCAGAAGACCTGGCTCATATTGAAGTTGGCCCGGGAACGCTTAATCTGCTGCCTCCTGGTGTTGATGTAAAGTCGATGGACGCAAGCCGTACAATGTCAACTTTTGAACCATTTACAAATATGATGATCAGTCAGATCGGTGCAGCTATTGGCACACCGGCAGAGGTGTTACTTAGTCGTTTTCAATCTTCATACTCTGCAGCACGTGGAGCATTGTTACAAGCTGCCAGCAATTTTAAAACCAGACGTACCTGGTTTGCACGTGATTTTTGTCAGCCTGTTTATGAAGCTTGGCTGGCAGAGGCGGTTGCTATTGGTAGAATTAGCGCTCCTGGCTATGGTAGTGATCCTATCATAACTAAGGCATGGAGTAATGCTGATTGGTTTGGCCCTGTTATGGGGATGCTGGATCCGGTAAAAGAGGTAACTGGCGCGGCCTTACGCGTAAAATATGGTTTCTCTACCGGTGAACGTGAATCTGCGGAACTTACGGGCACTGACTACGACAGCAACATTGACCAAATCGCTATAGAGCAGCAGACGTGGCGAGCTAAAGGATTAGAACCGCCTAAGGCTGATAATACTGGTGGGAATGGGGGTGATAATGATGGAAAAATTTTGGCAGGTGAGGAATGATGTTAGTGGCGATGCTGAAATATTGATCTATGGACCAATCGCAGCAGAGCGGTCCTGGTTTGGTGATGAGGCAACGCCGCAGCAGTTTGCCCAGGATCTTAACGGGTTGGGTGGCAGGGATGTTACTGTACGCATAAACAGCGGCGGCGGTGATGTATTTGCGGCCCATGCTATCCATAATTTGCTCAAGAGCTATAAAGGGCGTGTCACAGCGGTGATTGACGGACTAGCTGCCAGCGCAGCAACGGTTGTAGCCGTGGCGGCAGATAAAATCATTATGCCGTCTAACTCGTTGATGATGATCCACGACCCCGCTATCGGTCTTAGCGGATACTATCCTGCGGCAGAACTGACGAAGTTGGTAGAAGCGCTGGCTACGATCAAAACAAGCATTGTCGCTGCCTATCGTAAGCGTTGTAAGATATCGGACGAAGAAATAGAAACGATGATGTCCAACGAAACATGGATGGGCGCCGCAGAATGTAAGGAAAAAGGTTTTGCTGACGAGATCATCGGAGGAGTTACTGCTGCGTTAAATGGCAATACTTTGGTGATCAATTCAGTGTCTTATGATTTGAACCATTTTGCTAATAGTGAAGCGGTAAAAAATAAATTTAAACAAAGTGAGGTTAGAGATATGCCAAGTGGTAAATTAGAAAAAATTCTTAATGCTTTAGGTTTGCAGGAACTGTTGGAAGATACGCAGGCCGCAGCACCCGGCGCAGGTCAGTTTGAGGCGAATAATGCGCTTCCGGCGACGGCTGTTGATAATGCCGCAGCGGTAGAAGTCGCAGTGGCCGCAGAGCGTCAACGTGTACTTGATTTAGAAGCACTTGATGATGGTCAAAATGTCGCAATTACCGCGATTATCAATGAGGCTAAGAAAAGCGGCAAAACTGTTAACGAAGTAAAAAATTATGTAGAAGCGATTAAAAATGCTGCTCCAGCAGTGGTGGTGGCTAATGCTGCGCAGAATGTTGTAGCCACTATGATAGCCGACAATAAAAGCTCCGGTGTTGATGGCGTTGCTGCCAATCCTGCGGCCGATGAGGCAGCTGTAAGTACAGCGGCAGATGCGAAAGCATTGGAGAAGATGGCCAAGGTAATGAATAGTAAATTTGGAGGTGCGAAATAATGGAAATGATTTCCAACATGAACGGAACTCATTATGATGAGCTTATTGTTGGTACAGCAGTACCGGTACTTACTAAAAACGTAACGCTGAAAGGAGTTACGGCCAGTTATAAGCGTGGTACCCTTCTGGCTTTGGTTAACGGTAAATATGAAATTGTTGACAGCACAGCTTCTACCGGTGCAGAAAAGGCATCGGCAGTTTTGGCACATGATACGGACTTAACCGGAGCTGACGTTGTTGTCACAGTTTATATCAGCGGCCAATTCAATCGCGAAAAACTTATTGTGGCACAAACCGCTGACAACGCTACTGCTCATGAAGAAGAACTGCGTGCGGTCAATATCTATTTGACCAGCGTGAAATAAGGAGGATGAAGATAATGCCTATTAATATTGATGATACCAGAACTTTGCTGCAGGCAATTGAGCGCACCAATCCGCCGACTACGACTTTGATTGATACCTTTTTCCCTGCGGTTAAAACCTTTTTGACGAATACCGTAGATATGGAATACCGCAAAGGTGGTCGCAGAATGGCGCCGTTTGTTGTACCGGGCAGTAAGGGTGTAAATATGAGCCGTAACGGTTCGCAGATCAGATCTTATAAAGCCCCGCTGATGCGTCCTAAACGGACTATCGAAGCGTCTGATATTGAGCGTCGTGGTTTTGGGGAAGATATCTACAGCACTCGCACCCCGGCAGAACGTGCTCAAGAATTGCGCGCTTATGACATGGCAGAATTGGTGGATGCCTGCGTCCGTCGTCAGGAGTGGATGGCTGCACAGCTTTTGATCAACGGTGAATATGAATGCAAAGGCTATGCCGACGATGGTGAAACTGTTGTGGTTGATACGATTACATTTTCTGAATTTGACAATAAAACAACTCTGTCCGGATCGGACACATGGGATAATGCTTCTGCTAAAATTTATGAGGTCATGGGTGACGCATCTCAGAAGATCCGCCGCAACGCGGGTATGATCCCTACAGTGGCCCTGTGTTCACAGAATGTAGTATCCTACCTGCTCAATAACGAACAGCTTTATAAATATTTGTTGGTGCCCAGCCGTGAAAATTTAGCACTGATGAGCATTCAGCCGAAGCTGGTAAGACCGGAATTGCTGCGAGTTGGTTATATTGAATCCCTTAATCTGGAAATTTACGCTTATGATGGTGTGTACGAGGGTGACGATGGCAACCTTGCCCAGTATATCCCTGATGATCATATGATTATTGGTGTACCCGGCCGTGGTAAACGTCTCTTTGGTGCAGTAACGCAGCTTGAAGACGACAAACAATTTCGTACTTATGAAGGCGCATACATTCCGAAGGTCACCGGCAATACAGAAAGCGATACGACTACTCTGGCTATGTCCAGCCGCTGCGTAGTATGTCCGGAGTTTTTGGATGATTGGGCGACCTTGAAAGTTAAATAAGGAGGTTTTTAAATGCAACAAGTATTGATAAAGAAATTTTCCTTGCGTCGCAATGGAGTTGTTTATAAAGCAGGTACTATTATTGAACTGCCGGATAGCGAAGCTGATGCATTAGTAAAAGAGGCTCCAAAAGAATTTGAAAAAGTTGCTGTTACCTTAATTTCCGATGCTGATGCAGGTAGTGATAATAACGAAGAAAAAGCCTTGAAGGATTATTCGAATGAAGAACTTAAGGCTATGTGCAAAGCCCGCGAGATTGAAATTCCGAAAAACGTTAACAAAGCAAAACTCGTTGAGTTGCTTGAAGCAGTAAATGAGGATGATGAGGAGATTCTGCCTCCGGTAAATACAGCAGCAACGGTCAAATGAAAAACTTTCGTGAGCAGATAGCCGCAGATAATACTGCGGCTTTTATAAATTCTTTGGAATTTGCTGAAGAACATAGTCTTAACGGTACTGTATGTAATGCTATATTGCAGGATATATCGGTTGCAGAAAGTTTATCGACAGGAACGGGTAGTACTCAAACTTATCCTGGGATATACGGCAGCCGGCTGCAGGTAAATTGCTTGGCAGGGGATTTGCCGGAACTTCCTGTATATGGACAGCTTTTCGGCATCGATGATAAGCAGTATCTGGTTGAAAGCTGTGCTGATGATATGGGCGTTCTGACGATTCAATTGGTGGCGAATGACAGATGATATCTATTGATGCAAAGGAAATAGAAAAAGCAAAGATTTTGCTTGAAAATTATCCTCAGCAAGTAAAAGCGGCAGCAGCGAGTGCAATAAATCGTACGTCTGCAATGGTAAAGACCGAAGTATCTAAAACAATCAGAAAAAACTATCTGATATCAGCAAAAGATATAAAGTCTACTTTAAGCATTAAACGAGCTTCCCGATCAAAGCTTACAGGGATGATTAGTTCTATAGGGCAGGCACCATTAATTACTGCTTTTAGAGTAAGGGCGTATAAAAAAGGACCGGTGAGGGTTCAAGTAATGAAAAAAAATAAATCCAAACCGGTTCCTGGGTTATTTATTGGTGTTTCTTCTAAGGGCTATGTTGGTGCTATGCAGCGTAAAAATTTAAATATGCGATATCCTTTGCGTATACCTCATGGCCCCAGCGTTCCGCAGATGTTTTCCGCTGACCGTTCAATGAGTGTGATCGCACCGTTTGCAGAAAAAACATTAAATCAAAGGTTTTTACATGAAATTTCATATCGTTATGGAAAATTTGGAGGGCGGTAATGACACAAGTCGAATTGATGGAAAATCTGGCAGCGTTTCTAAAAAATGTTGTCCGAGAATATGAATCGCAGCAATCTGACGGTTCTTATACTCCGATAACTGTTTATTCTGGATACCTGCCGGTGAAAACGAATGCCAAAGAAAGTGAATCATGTATTTATGTGCTGGTTCTTGAATGTGAAGATGGTGATGAGCAGAGTGCAGCAAAGGTTGAAATAGGATTTAGTATCATTGACGGTGATACTTCTGAGGGGTGGCGCAGCTTGTTTAATCTTATGGAACATGTACGTCAGGCATTGCTTAAAAAGCGTACTGTAGCAAATAAGCATCGGCTTATCTTGCCTATCAAATCTAAGGTGGCAGATGAGCAGCCTTTCCCGCAGTGGCAGGGCTTAATGACAGTTAGTTACACACTGGGCAAGCCAGTAGAGGAGGAAATAAATTATGGCTATTAACAAAAAAAGCAGTCAGACCACTAAGCCTGAACGCTTGATTTATGTAGGCCCGTCTTACAAAAACGGAAAGTTATTGAAATATCAGGTATTCATTGGCGGGTTACCAACTCATATTGATGATGTATTTGAAAAGTGTCCGCAAATTAAAAAACTGTTTGTAGCTGTTTCAGAATTGCCAGAAGCTGAAAGGGCTATTGCAAAAGCGGGAACACCTATGAATAAATATTACCAAGCTGCTGTTTTGGCAGAAAAGGAGGAATAACATATGGCATATAAGCATGGCGTATATACATCTGAGGTGCCAACATCTATTGTTCCGGCAGTAAATTCTACTGCTGGGTTACCAGTTGTTTTTGGTACGGCTCCAATTCATTTGGCAAGTAACAGAGCAGAGGTTAATAAACCTATTTTGTGCTATACATATGCAGAAGCGGTAGCAGCTATGGGATACAGTGAAGATTGGGAGAAATACACTCTTTGCGAAACTATTTATAGCCAATATTCGCTTTATGCAGTTTCACCGACAGTTTTTGTTAATGTTTTAGATCCAAAAAAACATAAAGCAACGGTCAGTGATAAAGAAGTTCAGTTTAACAGTGAAAAAACGGTGATTGTAAATGATCCAGTGTTACTTGAAACATTGAAAGTAAAAAAAGCATCTGCCGGACAACCGCTGACGGAAGGCGTTGACTATGAAGCTGCTTTTGACAGTGATGGGAATTTAGTAATTACTGCATTAAGTGGCGGACAGCTTACAGACAGTGCTTTTTTGGACTATGAAAAAATTGATCCCTCAGCCGTGGATAAGGATGACATTATTGGTGGTATTGATATCAGTACGGGCGCATACACAGGTCTTGAGAATCTTTCAAAAGTATTTCCTCTGTATCGTTTAGTACCTGGTATGGTGCTTGCTCCTGGTTGGACACACGATCCAGAAGTGGCCGCTGTTATGACTGCCAAAGCAAGTACTATTAACGGTTTGTTTAAAGCTTCTGTTTTGGTAGATGTTCCGGCTGACACAGTAAGAAAATATACCGATGTTCCGGCTTGGAAAAATAATAACAATTATGTTGGAGTGGATCAAATAGTCTGCTGGCCTATGGTAAAACTTGGCGAAAAGAAATATCATCTTTCTACTGCGATAATGGGGGCGATGGGCGTTTTGGATGCAAAAAATGATGATATTCCCTATGAAAGTCCTTCAAATAAAAATATACAAATGGATGGTTTATGTTTGTCTGATGGAACTGAAGTGGTTTTAGATCTGGAACAAGCTAATTATCTTAATGGGCAGGGTGTAGTTACTGCTCTGAACTTTATCGGTGGATGGAAGTTGTGGGGGAATCGTACTGGTTGTTATCCTGCAAATACAGATGTAAAAGACAATTTTATTTGTTTACGGCGTATGTTCAATTGGCATGCACAGACCTTTATTCAAAGTTATTGGTCTAAAGTAGATAACCCGATGAACAAACGACTTATTGATCTTGTCGTGGATAGCGAAAATATTCGCATTAATGGATTTGTTTCAAGAGGGTTCTTGCTTGGTGGAAGAATTGAATATTTGAAAGAGGAGAATCCAACAACAGATCAGATGGATGGTATTGTAAGATTCCATACTTATTTTACGCCACCGGTTCCGGCACGTGTCATTGAAAATACTATCGAGTTTGATACGTCTTATCTTGAGACGTTGTTTGGTTAATGAGGAGGATGAAAGATGAGTAATAATGTTGTTCCGGAAAAGCTAATTAACTTTAGAGCCTATAATGACGGAAATGATCTTCTTGGCGTAACTGATGTCCAGCTACCGTCTTTGGATGCAATGACCGAAACAGTAAAGGGTGCTGGTATTGCCGGTGAGGTAGACAGTCCTGTTTTAGGGCACTTTGGGAGTATGGAAACTGTACTTAACTGGCGTACTATTTCTAAACCTGGAATGAACCTGGCATCTCAAAAGGGGGTTAGCTTAGACCTGCGCGGCGCGCAGCAGTTTTACGACCCTGAAAAAAGTGAGTACGTCGTAAAGGCTGTAAAATGCGTGATCCGCGGCGTGCCGAAAAAAACCGAACTCGGCAAATTAGACGTTGGAACGACTACCGGCTCCAGCAACACCATTGAAACTAATTATATTAAAGTGATTATTGCTGGCGAAACCGTGCTGGAAGTTGATAAATATAATTATATTTCTAATATTGGCGGTACTGACTATCTTGCCGATGTCCGTGAGGCGTTGGGTCTGAATTAAAAATAAATAAAGGGGGCGGCTCGCAGAGTGGTGCCCCTTTTAAAATTTGGAGGTAAATGATGAAAGTAGATTATAAAAAACTTAAACAAGGATTGGGAGAACTAACGGGATATGATTTTGCGGCCGCAGAGCAGCAGGCAAGGATTCTTGGAGATGGTACCCCGGAAATTGTGTACTCTAAAACATTCCATGCTGTTATTGCGGCGAAGGTTTTAGGTGTCACAATTGATGATATTAAGGGTTTGCCAATTAGGGAATATGTTGCAGTGACTTCTAATGTATCAGTTTTTTTAGTAGGCACTTTGACCGATCAAGCCCTGCAGGAGTTATCCGGGAAATAGCAGTATGCTTATTTGAATATGGTAATGTTCATTTTTGGTTTAATCAACCAGTGAACGAATTAGAGAAATGGCTTGAAACAATAAGTGCCGTAAATAAAAAAAGAAAGCCCACTGCATGAATAATGCTGTGGGCTTTTAACGTAAATATTCTTTTTTTATTGGGGAACGCGAACAAACTTCGTCACAATCTTTTAATACTGCTATCACTTCTGGATCGTGAATGCCATCATATGTGTCAGGATCATAGAGGGGCTTGTAGACGCCATCATATTTAGCAGAAGAATCATATTGTAATGCTTTTTCTTCCCGTCTATTTTTTATCATTGCATGAAAGAACCCGACTATACACATCAATATAAAACCAATACAAAACAAAATTGCAAGAATAATCATAAAGCTCACCTCTTTATAGTTATTATACTATAAATTTTTAATGGAGGCAAAAAATGGCGAATATATTTACGACAGCATTTGTTATAAATGGAATGCTATCTAATAGTTTTACATCATCGACCAAGATGGCAAATTCGCAATTGACAGAATTACAACAGACTGTTAAAAGAATAGATCTTGCTCAAAAAAAATTAAATGCTGAGTTTACTAATGGAGCTATGAGCGTAGAGCAATATGAAAGAAAAATGGGTAGATATCAAGATACGCTTAATAAAACTCAGCAACAACAGAAGTTGTTACAGGATAGATTGAATAAAAAAAATATTGCAAATTCTCAGTTTGTAGAGAGACGCCAAAGTTTCTTAACTACCGCAGCTGCTATTGGCACTATTGCTCAGCCGTTCATCTCTGCAGCTCAGACTGCAATGAAATTTGAATTTGCTATGTCGAAAGTTGGTGCTATTGCAAATGCTACAGGGCCTGAATTATCTTTGTTGACGCAAACAGCAAGGTCATTGGGCGAACAAACAAAGTTTACTGCGACGCAATCCGCTGAAGCAATGAGTTATCTGGGGATGGCCGGTTGGAAGACAAATGAGATTGTTGCAGGTATGCCAGGATTATTAAATTTAGCTGCTGCCGGCAATACTGATTTAGCACGTACTGCAGATATTGTTTCTGATAATCTGACTGCTTTTGGTTTAAGTGCTGATAAAGCGCAACATATGGCTGATGTTTATGCTGTTACTATAACATCCACAAATACTAATGTGGAAATGTTGGGAGAAACGATGAAATATGCTGCTCCTGTAGCACACGCATTTGGGGCATCGATGGAGGAGACAGCCGCTTTAGCAGGTATTATGGCTAATAGTGGCATTAAAGCGAGTAATGCAGGTACAGCGCTGAGAGCTGGTTTAATTAGATTGGCCGGACCGCCTAAAATGGCAAGTAAAGCGCTAGAGCAGCTGGGGCTGTCAATGGAAGATTTGACAAATGAACAAAAAGAAGCTGCAATGGCTTTAAAAACTTTGGGTATTGAAACTGGCAATGCAGAAGGACCTCAAAAGATGGCTATCATAGTAGGCCAATTGCAAGAACGAATGAAAGGATTAAGTAAAGAAGAACAGCTGGCTATGTCGAAAGCTATTTTCGGGCAGCAGGCAGCAGCGGGGTGGCTGGCAGTACTACAGGCAGGACCTAAAGTGCTTGGTGATTTGACAAATTCTTTAGTTAACAGTGATGGTGCGTCTGAAAAAATGGCAAAGCAGATGAATGCTAATGCAGAAGGTGCAATTATACGTCTTTCTTCGGCATTTGAGTCGTTGCAAATATCATTAGCAAATGGATTTTTACCTGTCATAGCTAATGTAGGTGATTCTTTAGCTGTATGGACGGGGAAGTTATCGGCTTTAGCTACAGCACACCCAATAGTAGCACAGGGGATCATATACACTATTGGAACTTTTGGGTTATTATGGCTTACATTTAAAACGGGTAGAGCTATTATCTCCGGCTATAATGCGTTTATGGCTACCTGTGCTTTATGGCAGACGACTTTGGGAAATTGTACGGCAGTATTAAGATCAAAAACAATGCTTCTTGCCGGCACACAAAGGACTGTGGCTTTGGCAACGAAGCTGTGGAGTGGTGGAATGATGTTGGTAAATGCGGCTATGGCAGCTTGCCCTATTGGTTGGTTATTGATTGGAATCAGTTTATTAGTCGTTGCCGGAACTATTTTATACAGGCATTGGGATACAGTCAAACAGTTCTTTACAACTTTGTGGGACAGTCCAATAGCTAGAATAGCCTTTTTTGTCACTGGGCCTGTAGGTTGGATCATTGGCGCGGTTACTGCAATAATTGCTAACTGGGATACATTAGCGGCATATTGGGATTATTTTTGGGATAATCCATCTGCTGCAATATTTAGATTCACAAGTTATATTCAGGAACAATTTACAAGTGCTGAAACCTGGCTTCGCGAAAAATGGCAATCTATTAGTAATTTTTTATCTACACCTATTTTTGGCAAAGTTAATATTACGGCATCCGGTAATGGTGCAGAGGTTGCAGAAAATGCGTATGGCGGTATTTATGGCAGGGGGACATTTCTTACTACTTTTGCGGAAAACTCTGGTGAAAGTGCGATACCTCATACTCCTAATAAACGTAATATAGGCTTGCTGGCCAAAACTAATGAAATCATGGGTAATCCATTGGGTACCAGTGGCAGTATAAATGCGACTTTTGCTCCTCAGATTACCGTACAAGGGAATACCGATACTGCTGAAATTTCAACTTTGTTAGATCAAAAAATGCGTGAATTTAAAGCAATGTTGGCAGAAGTGCAGAATCAGAACAGGAGGCTTTCGTATGGCTAAAACCTATTACACAATTCAGGGCGATATGTGGGATGGTATAGCAAAAAAGTTATATGATGATGAAAGTGGCGTAAACGCGCTGCTGGAAGCAAACCAGCAATATGCTGACATAGTTGTTTTTCCAGCAGGTATTATTTTGGATGTGCCGGATTATGAAAAGCCTACTCCGACCAACTTGCTGCCGCCGTGGAGGCGTTAAATGGAAGCACGTAGAATATTGACGATCATAAAATATAATAATAAAGATATTTCAGCTGATATCAGTAAATATCTAAAAAGCATCAGCTATACCGATAATCTATCGGGAGAAGCCGATGATTTGCAGATAACACTGGAAGACAAGGCGGGGCTTTGGCAATCGACATGGATGCCGGAAAAAGGAGCACTTCTAGATGTAATGCTGCAGCAAAAATATTGGCAAACTTTGTCGGCGTTACCACAAAGTTTGCGTTTGGGATTGTTTGAAATCGATGAAATAACAAGCAGCGGCTATCCGTCAGAAGTACAAATAAAAGCAGTTTCCGTGCCTGATAATAATACTCTTAGAGGTACTGAACGTAGCCGGAGTTGGGAAAAGGCAAAGCTGCAGGTAATCGCTAATGATATAGCTTCAGCTGCAGGAATGTCATTGTTTTGGGACACAGAAGAAAATCCGGTACTGGATAGGGCAGAACAGACAGAACAGTCTGATCTGTCTTTTTTATATGCAATTTGTAAGGATAAAGGCCTGGCATTGAAAATAAGTGATAAAAAAATCATTATTTTTGATGAAGCAAAATATGAAGCGGAAAAAGCAAAGATAACAATAGTAAAACCAGGTACCGTTTATAAAAAAGAGTCTGGAATGAAATATTTGTTTGTTGGTACTGGCTACAGTTTGCGTACTAAAATTAGAGATATTTATGCTGCCTGCAGAGTTAGTTATCAGCAGGGCGGTTCAAAATCTAATATTGAGGCAACTTATACTGCTGCTGGTAAAAAGGGAAAAACATTGCAAGTAAATGAACAAGTTGAAAGTGTTGCGGAAGCATTAAATTTAGCAAAAAAACGGTTGCGCGAAAAAAATAAAGACGAAGTTACTGGATCTTTAAATATGTTGGGAAACTTTGTCTTATTATCTGGGGTTACAGTTAATTTATTAGGATTTGGAGCTTTTGATGATAAGTACTTGATAACCAGAGCATCACATGATATTGGCAGCGGTTATACGACAAATATCGATGTAAGAAGGTGTTTAAATGGATACTAATTTTATAAAAAACATAATTCGTATCGGGAGGGTATCTTCTATTGACGTCAATACAAATACTGCAAGAGTAGCTTTTTCTGATAAAGACGATTTGGTATCTGGTAATTTAATGATTGTAAATCGTGGAAGCATGGTCGACAAGGATTACTGGATACCTGATATTGATGAACAAGTTCTGTGCTTAATGCTGCCAAATAAAAGTGGGCAGGGATTAAATGAGGGTTTTATTATTGGTTCATTTTTTTCAAAAGAAGATGAACCACAGGAGAGAAGTGCTGATGTAAGGGCGATTAAATTTGGTGATGGTACTGTTATAAAGCATGATCGTAAATCAGGAAGTTTAACTGTAAATGCTACAGGTGATATTAGTATTATTGCTGGTGGTGGTGTTACTATTAGAGGAGAAACTGTGGAGATAAATTAATGAAAAAACATATTTAGAGGAATTTTAGTTTATTATGTAGAATTTATACCCTTAAATAGTTGCTAAGGGGTGTTAAAATGGCGCGTAGTAAATTGATCCGGATGGATTATTTTGCAGTTGTTAATCATGAAATTATTAAAGATGAAGAGGAAAGGGAAGTAATACAAGCTACATATATGGATTTAAGTGGGGCGTTGAAACGGCTTAGTTCAATGCCTGCAGAAGAGAGAGTTAGTACTAATATTTTTGGTGAGCAGATTCGATTTCAGGAAGTGAATGAAAAAATGCATAAAACCAAAAAGAATGATGATGGGACACCTTATTTATATTGGGAGCTAGAGATTCTGAAAGAGCGAGTAGGTATATTACCAGGAATCGCAAAGAGCAATGGATGTTTCGATTCAATTCCTGTGGATGAGGGGGATTCAATAAGTGAAGATATAACGGCTCTGTATGATCCTCAAATTTGTCTTATGCTTGTTTTCAGGAAAAAAGAAGGATTAAGTCCAAGTGGAATAGGTGATTTTTTTTCTAGAGTTATGGAAGATAAAATAATTACATTAAACCCCATTATGGATAGTCACGACTTAGATGTGTTTACTAACGATAAAATATATCGTAGTATTGAAATCGCAGTATGTAAAAATAATGAAACGAGAACTCATAAGGCATTACGTGGAATAATAAAGGATTCTGAAGAGTTGTGTGCGATTAATTATGAAATAAAATTTGGGGTAGGAAAAGCAAAAAAGGGTGTAAGTTTAAACCCTGCAAAGGTAATTGAAACGATAAAAGATTATTGGAAAAATAGTGATACTAGTAGGCTTAAAATAAAAATGAAAAATGATGAAGATTCAGTGGTTGAGCCATATGATTTAATTAAGGAAAGACTCCATGAGACAAGAAAATTCAAATATTCAAAAGAAAGCCCAATTACCCACAAAAGGGTATTTGATTTTATGGAAACTGCATATTTTAAGAGACTGCCTAGTTTAAGGGATATTGTTATTAGTAGGTGATAGATATGATAACTAAAATATGGCTAGAAAAATACTATCCATATGTAGGAGCATTTATAGTTTTAATATGTTGTATTATATTTAAAATAACAAGATTTGATATTATGCGATTTTCCGATATTCTAAATTCATTTGTAAATATGAGTTCCATAATTATAGGCTTTTTGGCTACAATGATATCTATATTGATAGCAACTGTAAGGAAGTCTGTTATGCGGAAAATTAAAGCTAATAATGCTACTAGGTTATTAACAAATTATATAAATACTGCTGTAATGTCGGGAATATTAATAACAGTTTATTCTGTTACTTTTAATGCTTTTTTAGATAAAACGGATGGGGGGTTTTGGTATTTATTTTTAATATGGGTTTTTATTGCAGTATTATTTATACTGTCAGCTTATAGAATATTAAGCATAATGTTACTTATTTTAAATAAACTTGCAGAGTATGAGAACTCTGAAGGTTTTGGAAAGAATCAAATTACTAGTAGTGATAATTTAGAAATAAAGCTAGATAATAAGCGATAAGAATTCTTTGACAAGAACTTCGGCTGATAAAAAACTGCTGTCATTTAAAATGACAGCAGCCAAAATAGGCAGATAAATGTCGTCAACGAATATGGCTTATATAATTTAGTACTAGCCAGCCGTAAGCCACAGGCCAAAGCCTTTAAGCGCTGGATAACTCACGAAGTTATTCCTGCTATACGCAAAACCGGTAAGTATGAAATTGAGCAACAAATAATAATCGAAGAAGCATATAAGCCGAGCCTAAAATATTACAGAGGAATACCAGCAATAACTAAACGTGATTTAGCGGCAGTATTAAAGACAGGAGTTTTTAACCTTGTTCCGTATTGGTCGAAAAAAGGTTACTGATAAAAAGCCGTGATTATTTTTTGCTGGCAGGTGAAGATCTGGAATTGTTTAAAAAGGATAATCCGGGTTGCACATCAGCAATGACGGCGTCACTTATAGTTATAACTGCTTCGGGAGCGAGAAAAATTTGCAAAGTAAGAAATCGCGAAGAAAGTTGTAAGTCGATATTTATTACTGAAAAGCCCAAACCAATTCCAGTTGAGCCTGAAAAATCGATATGGGCAAAGAAAATGGTAGTAGATGCGCCTAAAAATGAGCAGGTTAAGAAAGCTATTGAAAAAATCAGAAAGCAAATGACTGCTTTAGATGTACTGCTTACCGAGTATTACGCATATAATACTGAAGCATTGCACAATGGTTTAAAAGAAACCTTGGAGCAGGTAGGGATGAATGTTAATCATGAAGTTTTTGGACTTACAAGAATAAAACTTAATATTATCGAGAGTAAATGGTAGATAATCGCTAACTAAAGCGTCCTTATTCTAAGGGCGCTTTTTCTATATACAAAAATACTTAAAGGAGGTGGTTAAATTGCAGGCGACAAGATTAGGCGATACTGATACGGGACATGATGCTTGTCCAGGAACTGTGCTTGTGAGTTCCAGTACGAATGTAATAATTAATGGTAAAGGTGCTGGGCGCGTCGGCGATAGTTATGCTCCGCATGGATGTATTGTGCATCCATCGCATACAGCGCATATCGCCAGCGGCAGCAGTACAGTTCTTATTAATGGACTGCAGGCAGCAAGGGTAGGTGATCCGATAGACTGTGGAGGCAGTGTTGCTTCTGGAAGTCCGGATGTAATCATAGGAGGTTAATATGCAAGTTGGATCTATGGGAGATATCCCTTTTGTTGTGACATATGGTAAAATTCGTACTTTTAGTGATTACGGCCGCAGTGGTTCCGGCCGCTGGGCAAAGCACGATTTGATTGGTCGTAAACCTGTAATGGAGTTTTTAGGACCCGACGTTGAAAAAGTTAGCATGAAGATCCAGCTGCGCACTGATCACGGCATAAATCCCGAAAGCGAGCTGGGGAGGCTGAGGAAAATGAGGGACACAGGCGCAGTTTTTCCGTTTATTTTAGGTGGTGCGCCGGTATCTGATAATTATTGGTTGCTGGAGGATATAGGGGAAAACGTAAGCTATTGGCGGGCAGGCGGTAAAATACTTTCCGTTAGCGTCGATATTACATTGACTGAATATTCTACAGAGGAGGTGCGCTGATGGATTTTGAACTTACTGCGGGAGAAAGAGTTGACGTAGATTTTGCTCCAAAAAATGTGCAAATGGAAATTTTACAAAATTGCAGTACAATACTTAGCACGTCTAAGTTTAGCGTACCGTTAGACCGTGACTTTGGCGTTGACGCAAACTATGTAGATGCGCCGCTACTATCGGCTAAAGCGAAAGCAGAAAGTGAAATATTTGCTGCATTAAAAAAATATGAGCCGCGAGTTACGGTAAAACAAATTACATGGCGCTCTAATGCGGAGGGCGTTTTAAGGGCGAAAGTGAAGGTGGTCATAAATGAAACTTAGTGATCTGCCGGACATTGAATTTGTTAGTGCAGACGAACAAGAAATATTATCGGATATCATAAAGCTTTATACGGAAATAACCGGAAGAACCCTTGCACAAGGTGATCCTGTCCGGTTATTTTTATGCGTGATTGCGGCCATTATCCTGATGCTGTGCAATAAGATCAACTACACCGGCAAACAAAATCTATTGCGATATTCGGCAGGTGCCAACCTGGATCACTTGGGCGTACTTGTCGGGGCAGAACGTATTGGCGCCAAGGCCTCTGTCACGACAATTAAAATAACCCTGTCGGATGTGCGGTCCGTTGCGACAAACATTCCAGCAGGTACGCGGGCGACAGCTGGAGATAATGTGTTTTTTGCTATTGATCAGGATGCAACGGTCATAGCTGGACAGTTGGATGTTTCTGTAGCGGCTACCTGTACTGTGGCTGGTGTTCTCGGTAATGGCTATCTGCCGGGAGAAATCAATAAGATTGTTGATCCAATTCCGTACGTCGCTGGAATGGTCAATACCACAACGTCGGAGGGAGGTTCAGATGTCGAGAGTGACGATTCTTTGCGTGAGGCTATTCGCGAGGCTCCGGAGGGATTTTCGGTAGCTGGACCAGTGGGCGAATACATTAAAATTGCCAAACGAGCTTCGTCTTTGATTGTTGATGTATCTGTAATATCACCGGAGCCGGGGCAAGTACTGATAACACCGCTACTTGTAGGCGGTGGAATACCGGGAAAAGAAATGCTGGATATCGTAGAGGCAGCGTGCAGTGATAGATCTGTAAGGCCGCTCACTGACCATGTGCGTGTGGCTGCTCCGGAGGTTGTCAATTATGATCTTACACTCACGTATTACCTTGACCGGGCAAATGAAGCTAAATCTGTTGCCGTTCAAAGCGCGGTAGCGAAAGCGGTGGAGGATTATATCGATTGGCAAAAATCTAAGCTTGGCCGTGATATCAATCCGGACGAGTTAATCTGTCTTATTAAAAATGCTGGCGCCAAGCGAACGGTTATATCTTCGCCTACTTTTCGGATCGTTGCTGATAACCATGTAGCGATAGCTGAAAATGTTAATGTTACATTTGGGGGGCTAGAAAATGAATGATCTGCAAAATTTGAATTTAATCGAGTTGCTACCCACTAGCATTGCAAGCGACGAAACGATAAGAAATATCTGTAATGCCATTGCAGAAAAATTACAAACGATTAATGAAAAAGCTGAATTAGTTTTGTTGCTGCCACGATTGGATCAGTTGCCGGAAACATTGGTGGATGAACTAGCTTGGCAATATCATGTTGATTTTTATGATTATGCGGCAGATATCAATAAAAAAAGGGCATTAGTGCGCAAGGCCATTGACTGGCATCGGAGAAAAGGCACTCCTGCTGCAGTAGAGGAAGTATGTACAGCTGTTTTTAAATCAGCAAAAGTTTATGAGAATTGGGAATATGGTGGGAAACCATATCATTTTCAGGTAAGAATGATTTCAGAAGGCATTCCAGATAAATCTGTTTTGGACAATTTGTATAGGGCAATTAAAGAAAGTAAGAATGTTAGGAGTTGGCTTGACGCTTTAAGTTTTGACCGTCAAATAGCTGGCTCCTTATTTGTTGGAGGGGTCTATTCTTCAATGAGAAAAGTGGAGATTTTCCCATCACAGATAAAACCACAGATTTTAAATATCAATAATTATTTTGGAGCTGCAATCTATGTACACAAAGGAGTTGAAGTAACATGCCAAACTGGGCAAATTTAATGTTGACTAAACAAGGAAAGGTATTACAGGCAAAAGCTATTGCTGGTAGTACATTAACGATCACTAAGATGAAATTGGGTTCTGGTATTATTCCAGATGGAGTATCGCCAGAAGATCTTACTGATTTGATTCAACCCAAACAAGCTTTAGGATTAACGGCAATCAGTGTTAATGGTGGATTAGCTAAAATTCAAAGTATTGTTACTAATGCTGAACTTTCAGAAGGGTACTATATTCGTGAATGTGGTGTATTTGCAAATGATCCTGATGTTGGGGAAATAATGTATGCAATAATGACAGATACCTCCCCTGATTTTCTGCCTTCCGCATCAAGCTCTGTTGTGATTTCAGAAGAATTTAGTATTAATGTAGTAACGGAAAACATGGCGAATATAACAGCAATTATTGATCCTGAAGGTATAGTAACAGTGGCTAATGCAAGAAAAATTGCAGAGGATAAAGTTACTGAGCATAATGAAGATACAGAGGCTCATCCAAATGACTTTAATTTAAAAGGCATTACTATTGGCAAAGATAGTGTTATTGCAACTAAAAAGGGAGATTTACTAACTCTTTTGGCAGGTAAAGGAATTAATTTACTTAGTGATATTAAAAATAAGATAATCACGATCGTTGGAAAAAGTAAGAATGCATGGAATCCGAATGAGGAAATTATAGCTGGAGATATAAGATATACCGAAGACGGTAATGGTCCAAGCTGGGCTTATTTGTTATGTAAAACTGCAGGAACTACAAGTTCCGTTGAACCGATTTTAGAAGCTAATGCTGTTGTAGGACAGGAGATAAATGACGGCAGTGTTGTATGGACGGTACAAAATATTAGGCCTACTGCTTTAGATTCATATCCTGTAGGCAGTATATATATGTCTGTAAATTCGACATCGCCTGCAGATCTTTTTGGCGGTACGTGGGAGGCAATGCCGGCAGGACGTGTTTTGCTGGCACAGGGCACATCAGAATGGGGCGTAGAATACCAAGCTGGCAGTACCGGTGGCGAACACGAACATCAGTTATCTGTCGGGGAACTGCCGAGTCATTTTCATGAAATAGTATCAAACACAGTTAATTTAACAGGAAGTGCCGGATATTTTGTTGGAGCAGATAGCCCTTCTTATTCAGGGATTTTAACAGTTACTAAAGGTAGCAAGGGATTAACTGGGGGTGGTGGAGGACATACTCAAAATTATCTCAACATTCATGCTAATATTACACCTAGTGTTAATGTTTCAGTTGCAGGAAACAATCAACCTCATCAAAATATGCCACCTTTTATCTCAATTTTCTGCTGGAAAAGAATTGCTTAAGCAGTTCTTTTCCATATATAAACTGATAAATATGGGGACATATTGTTGTGGGACAAGTTCTTACCAGTATCTGAAACAGAAATGGTATGACTATGGCTACCAGCCTTATCTACAGTGACTGTGCTTGCTCTATTAACCCTATCAACTTCGGATATCCTACCATTAGGAGCACTACCAGAACCGTTATAAGTAGGTGCTGTATGAACGTGTTCCCCATTAGTACTACATGTTGCGGCGTGTCCATGTTCTGGCAGTTCTCCGACAGCACTTTAAGCTGTTCTACGCCACATATAACAGCTTAAATAAGGTTGTAGGTTATTATGAGCTATGTTACTACCGATTGATTCAAAGGTTAAATTATGCGCATGAGATGCATTAAAAGAAAAGTCAGCCCTATCATTCCTACCGCCACCACCAGAATATCCGCTTCGCTGTATGGCTGTACGCGTGAATACCCCGCTACCTGTCGGTATTGCTGTACCTTCGTCAGTACCACTGCATATATCATTCAGCGTACCAGTAAGTTCTGCTGTACTAACGGTCGCTTTAGGTTTATGCGCCGGTAATTCTCCGACAGCTTTTTATGCCGACCTGCTCCAGCAATAAACAGCAATGTATGGCTGCATTATATTGTGACTTTGGCTGTTTCCTGTATCAGAAATTCTAAGTGTATGAGCATGACTGCCTGCAGAACCAGTTTTTCCATCGTCAAAGTGATATTTTGCATAGTTGTTTCCTGAATGACCGTCAATCGGACCTAAAATACCTGCTGTATGCGTATGTTCGCCATCTGTGCTGATTGTAGCTGTATGTCTATGTTCAGGCAGTTCTCCGACAGTTTTATGCGGTACGTTTCCACATAAACACAGCAACGTAAGGCTGCATATTATTGTGTGGCATATCAGAACCGGTATTTTTGATATTTGCAGTATGGGTGTGATCACCAGCATTTTCGGTATAGACGCCATTTGCAGTAGAACGATAGGCGTCAGCTACACCGTTAGATCCTTCTTCGTTATAGTTGCTATATATTCCATGTTTATGATTTCCAGCTGACGATATCGTTATATTATGCTCGTGACTTGGCAGTTCCCCGACAGGCTACTATACTGTTCTACGCCAACAATAAACAGATATATAAGGCTGCAGGTTATTGTGCGGATAATTAGAGCCAGTGTTACTAATAGTTACGGTATGAGTATGTGTACCAGCTTGTTCGGTTGTTTTTGTGCCTTGATTAGAACGCCATGAAGCCGATCCCGGTTCTGTACCACCCGCGTCGTATTCTTTTACAAAAGTAAAAGTATGCGCGTGATTCCCGCTTGTACTAACCGTTACATTGTGGTTATGGGCAGGCAGTTCTCCGACAGAAAAATAAGAAAGGATTGATAACTTATGAAATGTTTTCAAATATTGAACAGTGAGGTTTTAATAATTAACGAGGAAAAGATGTATAAGGATAGCCCTGATAACTTTATTGTTGACGGCGGTAGTTTACAGGCTGGCGAGGTAACATTAAGTGAGGTAATCTATGACGACCAGCAGAGCCATGCTGTCGTAAATGGTGATTTTTGCGATAAACCGATTAAAGCCATCGAGGATAAAATCGCTGCTATTGATTCCTATATAGCTGCTAAAGCTGCCAGGGAATATGTGCCACCGACACTCGAAGAACTGCGTGAACAGGCATTAAACTACCAATATCAAAAATATGATGCTCAAAAGCATGCTATCGTATGGCTACAAGACAGCAGCGGTTATGGGTTCGATTGCAATGACGATGATCAGAACAACTGGCAGGTTGCTTTGACACTTATGGAAAACGATATCACGATGTACAGGGTTTATACAGATAAAAATAATCTGTTTAAAAAGTCATTTTTAGAGGTAACGCGTGATCAGATGATGGAAGCAGGAAATCTTGTAAAAGCGCAGCAATATGCGGCTTACAGCGGATTTGAAAAAGTGAGTGCCGAAATTGCTAATTGCACAACAGCAGAACAGTTAAAACCATATTTGCCAACAGAAAGCGCATAGATACTGCTTTTATAACGATTGTGTGTGATGAAAATCATCACACACAAATTACTTACGTTTTAACGGCTTTATTAATGGATTTTCAAGGTATTGCTGTAAAAAAATCCTTACAAATTACTTACAAAAGGTCAATAGCCTTTTTTAGCTGGCGTAGATTTTTATGGGTATATGTGCCGTCAGTAATATCCTGTGTAGCATGGCCTAATATTTTTTTGATAGATAACTTATTAGCTCCTTTATCATCTAACCATGTAGCGCAAGTATGGCGGCACTCATGTGGTTTATGTTTGCAGCGAGTAACTTTCATAACCTTGTCAAAGATGCGTAGAAAGCGGTGGTATGTCAGTTGCTTTCCGTCCGGGTCTGTAATAAGAGTTTTCCCTGGACGCTGCAGCCAATAGTCATAATATTGCACGATCTTTTTGCTTATAGGTACTAGCCTGTTTCTACCAGCCTCGGTTTTACTTTCTCGTATCCGGTAAAATCGGGAATGCAATTTGACATCGTTTTTTTCAACCGCTAAAAATTCGCTTGGCCTTGGTCCGCTATAACACATCATTATTACGATCATTGCATAAGGCGCTAGAGGATCATTACTGTCAGCAAGAGCTTTCACCCGATTGAGCTGGCGCGTGTTAAATGGCTGTTTTATTTTATTTCTTTTCGGCAAATCTACATCTACGAACCGTGATATATCTGCAGTAGGCGGTATGATTTGATACTTAACGGCATAGTTATAAATATTATGATATAGTTGCCGTACTTTTTTCTGTGTAGCATGGCCAATACCTTTGTCTGACAGTTTTTTTATTACGGCCTGCAAATCGGCAACTTTAAGGCTGGTAAGAGGCTTATTGTGCAGAGGCTTGCAATATCCAAAAATTACTTCATAATTTTTGGCCGTGACGCTGGCGATCTTAGCTTTACGTTCTGCCATTTCCAGCTGATAGGCTTCACCGAAAGTAATCAAAGACGGGAGATAAATAGACGGGTCTTTATTGCAATCAGCCAAAAAGATTAAGGCTTCTGCATGTGTTGGAAAATAACCGATGTACTTGGATCTACCGTTAATTGTTTTAAGTACGGCCCAAGGCCTACGACGGCTACCGTGCAAAAAAATAATACTACCAAAGCCATTTGGTAGTTTCATGCGTTTTCTTTTTTTAGTATTCAAAATATCAGCTCCTTTAGGAGCATTATACAGGAGGCAAAAATGAACTGGGAATCTTTTAAATTTGCGGCTATTGGAGCTGCTCAAACTTTAGCACAAGGTTGGTCGTATAAAGCCGTAATAGCGGCAATGTTGGCTATGATTTTGCATAAGCACGCTATATTGTTTTATAGCTTTGCTTTTTTAGTATTTATTGATTGTTTTACCAAATGGGTATCGATATCCTATCTGCATCTAAAAGATAGTGGTATTGAAAATCCGACTATTCTAGAATCTATTAAAGGAATAAAAAAGGCCAGAGCTGCCAAAAAGATAAAAAGTGAAGTTATGAAACACCGTTTTCTTGGGAAAATCGGTGTTTATTTAATTTGTGCATTATCTGCTGCTGTCGTTGATGTAGTTATGAGAGTTTTAGATAAACCTACTTGGGCAGTTATGACGGTTATTGGATATCTTGTTGTAACTGAGCTGCTTAGCATTATTGAAAACTTAAATGATGCTGGCGTGGAAGCTATGAGTGGATTGATTGTTTTTGTTAAAAAGAAACTATGATTTCTAAATTTTTTATGGAGTGTGATTAATATGGCTTTGTATGTAAGTAAACATTGGAGCGTAACGGAGTGGGATTGTCTGCAACGTAGCAGGAATGAGTATGCATGGGACGAAAATGGTCGACTATATACAAATGATGAAAAGACTGCTAACTTATTTCGGTTGCTTGATATGCTGAGGGATTGGAATTCTAATTGGGTTATTAATACTACTAATGCTGGTTATAAAAGTGGCTTTCGAACTATAGAAGTGAACTTAGCTGTTGGTGGAGAACCTAACAGCTATCATACTCGTGGCTGTGCAGCCGACATCCATATTTCGGGACAGGACGATACCGATATCGCATTGGCAGATACGGTCATTGTTGCAGCTAAAGCCTGGGGCATTGAAGATCAGCTTGGGATTGGTTATTATGGCGATTGGATTCATGTAGATACCAGGGGCTACAGTAGCAGGTGGTGACGAATGTGTATGAAAAAATCAAAAGTTGGATATCTAATAATCGCTTTCTTGTTGGTATGGGCGTTGGCGCAGTTCTTTTTCTTGCCTGCTACCTGTTCAGCCGAGCCGGCATACATGATAACGGAAAGCGAGTTGGTGACACTGGAACAAAACTCAACCAGGCAATTGGAAATCAGCAGGAAATTAGCGCTGGAATTACAGATAGCAAGGGAACAGCAGACGCTATCGGATCAAGCATCGAGCGAAGCCAAACTGCAAATAAATCAGCTGCAGAAGCAGTTGACAGAGCTGGAAGCCTGGTCGAAGAAGCAGGAAGAATTACAGCAGAAAATCTTGAAATCCTTGCCACCGTCCGCGCCAGGGGTTCTGCGGGAGATCGGAGCCAAGATTGATATTGATCACTATGTTACAGGTATCAGCTACGGAGTGAGCCGCCGGATAGGTAGCAAATATATAGGATTTCGAGGCGAGTATGATTGGCAAGATAAAAAAACTGGTGTGTGGGTAACATATGCGTACTAAAGAAAGCCTGACTATTACTTAATGTAGTAGTCAGGCTTTCTTTTTTATTATAAAATTAAGAAGTAGAAAAAATGTCGTCTTATGTAGAGGTATAAA